GTAAAGTAGTGTTATGTTTAACTTAAAACCAAATAAGATATATGAAGTTCCAAAGGATAATTCATACTTTAGAGATAGTTCTGAAAATGAATATGCTATAAGGAAATTAATTTTGGAGAAATACGGTTATGCTCCATCTTATGTTTATTTGGAAGATTTTTTCTCTATAAAATTATTGGAATATCTTTTTGAAAACGGTAGAATGTTACAGTTTACCAGTAATGCATCCTTAGAAGATATAATAAAGAATCCCAATAACTTTAGAACTGGTAATTTCTGGTTTGCTTATAAAGATATTTTCATTAAATTAACACTTAAAAATGATTCATATGAATCTGATACTCCGTTGTTTACAACAGGTGGTACTCTTATTTCGGCTGGTGAAATATTTAACACAAACCCTTTAAAGGAAAATGGTAAAGAAAAAAGTAATAAAACTTTTACTATTATGATTTGTGCACCGAGTAATGTTCAAAAATATCCAATTGAAGATTTTGAAAAGTTTATAGTTGTTGAAGAGAATGCACCAAAAGTTCATCTTTTTATCAAAAACCAATATGGTGATTATGCATTTGAGCCTATAAGTGTAAACTTGCCTGAAAACTTAGATCTTTCACTTAATTATGGTAAAAAGTTCTTGGATGTTGATAAAAAAATAAAGGAAAGATTAACGGAAAAATCTAGTGGATTGTATATGTTTCACGGACCACCGGGTACTGGCAAGACAACTTATATTAAGCATTTGGCTTATACAATCGACAGGGATTTTATTTATATTCCGACTACAATGATTGAGTATTTTACAACAGATCCTAATTGCTTGCATACATTAATTCAGAAGCCAAACTCTGTGATTATTCTTGAAGATGCAGAAAAGGCAATTTTAAAGAGAGTTGGTGACGGTATGGATTCTTCTGCTGTTTCTTCTCTTCTTAATCTGTCGGATGGTATTTTAAGTGACATTTTAAAAACATCTGTTATAGTAACCTATAACTGCGCAAAGCAGGATATTGATGATGCACTCAAGAGAAAAGGTAGACTTCAAGCTGAATATGAATTTGGTTGTTTACCGCTTGAAGATGCAGTAAAATTAGCAAAACATTTAAAATATCCAAAAAGACTTATTGAAGATAAGATAACAGAACCAATGTCTATCAGTGATATTTATAACCTTGAAAAAGAAGTAGAATTTTATGCCCAACCAAGAAAAAAAGACCCACAAAGGATTATCGGATTTGGAAACGCCTAATTTTGATTCACTGATTGTTTTAAACGATGCTTTTTCAAATATTAAGTTTTTTGAAAAGGAACACAAATATACTATTGATAACGAACCAGCAAAAGGTTCTGTTTCCGGATTAATTAAAAATTATGAACCGGGATTTGATTCAAGTGGTGTTGCTGCAAATATTGCCAGACGTAGTCATCGTTCAACAGATGAAGTGTTAGAGGAATGGGATTTTAAAAGAGATTATTCTTGTCATAAAGGTTCTGAATTTCACCTGTTTGTTGAAAATTTCTTGGAAAGGAAAAAGATATCAATTGATAAAGATGCACTGGTTGCATTTATGACCAATAGGGTTTATGCCAGTAATGATAATTTTGTTAATAACTATTATGAAGAAATGGCAAAGCTCATTTGTAACTTCTTAAACTTTTATGAATGGTGGAAAGAAGATCATATTTTAATTAAATCCGAATTTGTAATAGGTGACAAGGAATCTGGTATTTGTGGTACAGTTGATAATCTTTCATATAATAAAAAAACAAAAGAGTTTGCGATTTTTGATTATAAAACTAACAAAGAAATTAAAAAAGATAATTCAAGAGGCGAAAGAATGCTTTCTCCTTTTAATCATCTATATAAATGTGAATTGTCAAAATATAGCCTTCAACTTGCTTTATATAGTCTGATATTTGAAAAGAACACACCGTTTAAAATTGGTTATTCTGGAATAGTTTGGGTATCAGGTGAAAATGATTATGAATTAATAAAACCATTGGATCTCAGGAAAGAAGCAGAACTATTACTAAATAATATTAATGTCATTTGAACTTGGATACAATTATTTAAATACTGCCTTTACTGGAACAAATAATCCTGCATTATCTGGATCATCTGATCCACAAATTACAGATTTTATTTTACCTTGTGATAATGGTACTGCTGGAACTGTTGATCAGTTTGAATTAAAAAGTTATTTTGGTGATATAAACATCTAAGTATATACATGCGAAATAAAGATCAAATCCTTTTAGAAGAAGCTTACTCCAAAGTAATCAGTGAATCAACATGTTCATGTGATTGTAAAAAATGTGAAAATGAAGAATGTGAAAAATGCACATGTGAAGAATGCAAAGATCATGGTTGCACGTGTGAAAAGGAAGAAGTAACCGAAGAATCAAAAAAATCAGTAAGTAGCAAAACATACAGCAATCCTTGGGCAATCAAAAATAAAATAGAAAAAGATACAGGAAAAAAGCTTACCGAAAAGGATGTTAAGAAAATAAAATCATCAATTAAGAAAAGTGGTAAAAAGGTAACATCTAAGAAAATTTCAAAAAAATAATAAAAAAGGAATTAAACAAGAGTAAATATTATTACAACATATGGACCCACTCGCAAAAGCATATCTCAAAGTAATCACAGAATCTGATGATTTACAAAACACTAAAGATCCTGCCGTAAAAGGTTTTACCCCAAAGAAGGATGAAGCATTCGGTGATTCAAAAAGTGATTCAACCGTCAAGAAATTTATCAGCAAATCCGGTACGGATGTAGTTGATGGTGACATTGAAGATCCAGAAGAAGCACCAGCTGATCTTCAACAGCAAGATGGTGACCTTAAAAAGAATTCAGTTTCTTACGAATCAAAGAATCCATTTGATGCTCTCTATGCAAAGATTCTTAGCGAAGAAGGTGAAATGGATTTCTCAACAGCTTCAAATCCTTCAGACAGCACATTTGAACCTTCAACAGAAGGTGATGAAGATATGGATCATGGTTTTGATGAATCTGATGATACAGACGATACAGATGACATGGACGATGAAGTTACAATCACACTTGATCGTGAAACTGCTCAAAAGTTAATCGATGTTCTTCAGGCAGCAATTGGTGGCGGGGAAGGCGAAGAAATGGAAGATGAAGATCATGAAGGCGAAGAAATGGAAGATGAAGATCATGAAGGTGAAGAAAAGGAAGGCGAAGAAGAAAACCCCTTCAAAGAAGAAACTGACATTGAAGCATTTTCCGACGAGCATGGTTTGAAGCTTCTTAGTAAGAACAATAATACCGGTGGCGTAAAGGTAACAAAGAAAACAGCTGAAGTACCACACACAGGTAAGGGTCATGATGGTAAGCTCAAGCCACACTCCACAGAAGGTGGCGTTAGCAAGCTCACCAGCAAGGCAAGCTACAAGACAGAAGCCGATCTCAATCCCGGTGAAGACTTCTTCAAGTAAGTTTTAAAAAATAATTCAAACAAAAACCCCGCTTCGGCGGGGTTTTTTATTGTAAGTATAACGTGAATTTCAAACAATATTTTTTAAGAGAGTTTTTAGAATTAAGCTCTGGTGAAAAGAAAGCAACAAAAATGGGCATGAATACAGGAGATGCTCATCACCAAAGAGCTTTGGTCGGTACTAACTTAAAAAGAAAGAAATCATATGTTGTTGCAAAGATGCACACCAAAAAGAAACATGAGCATCCTAAAATAACAATTTGTCTTAATTCAAAAAAACAAGTTGCATTGACTCATCCCGAAGCCATGCAAATAATTAAAACATATAATGTTTGCCCAACACCAGAAGAAAATTCAAAGGCAATAAAGCAAACTGGTGTTCATATAGTCTTAGTATCACCAAAAGTTTATATATTAGCGTTTAAAGGAGAACCAAATGGAAAAGCTTAGATTTTTAAATAAACAATTTAATGCTAACGAAAGAGCCAATTTCTCCAATTGGTGGTATGAACAAATAAACATTTATGGACAGGAAGTAACATATTATACAAATCAATCTGCTCTTTCCGGTATGAATGTTCTTTATGGTGAAGAACCTGATGCCGGTTTTGGTGCTGGTAATAAAATGGTTTTATTGTTAAATCTTACAAATGATTCTTATATACTTTCAAAGTTTGGAATTGTAGCAGACAGTGATATGACCGGTGTTATTCATCCAAAAGCATTTAATGCAGTTTATGGGCCAAAATCAGAACCAAAAACAGGAGACTTAATAATGTTAACTGAATTTGGTAGTGATCGTATCAATTATCCAAAAAGAGGACCAACTGTTTATGAGTTTACAGAAGTCATAGATGAATTCCAACTAAATGCTTTGGGTGGTCACTATGTTTGGTTCTTTAAAGCCAAGAGATACGATTACTCTTTCGAGAATGGTTCGCCGGGATCTGGTATTGGCAATGTTGCAAACAATGATAATGATATTCTTGAAGCAGCAGCTGATTCAAACTTTAATTATCCAGAAGAAAATCCATGCAGTAATACAAGCATCTATGGTGACTATTAATCATCAATAGTCATTGCGTATTCGTTTTTTGGTAATGGTTCTGAATAACAAACTTCAATATTGTGTTCTTGCTTAAGAAGTTTCCTGATGATTATATCTTGAACAGAGTCCATATACTCTAAAAGCTTTAGAGGTTTTAAATCAACCTTTTCAAAAGGTATACCTTTATCTTCTGCTTTTTCTGCACAGAATTGTACAGCTTCATATAAGGCTATCCATCTAGCCCATTGTAGTGTCTCTTCGTGGAGTAGTTTCCAGTTTTTGTTCTTATTCATTGTCTTCGAGTAGTGGTATTCCATTGGTGCTAGGTACTGTAACAGGTTCTGTGACTCTTGCAACCACAAAATGAATATTCACTAAATTTTTCTTTTTGCATGATGAACAATCAAATTCTATTCTTTCGTTTTCATCTGGAATAAACACCATCATGTTTTTGGTATTACAATAGGCACATTCCAAAATGGTACTTAAAGGTTCTAACTTTTCCAATTCAAGCTGCTTGGTTTTTTCAGCGTAAAATCCTTTTATCATATCACCAATAAATGAAAAAAGAATATACTGAACAACAAATAATGTTAAAAATGTTGCTATAAAATTTACATTAAAAATGTAAGCAGCCAAAGCACCTAGTGCTGATATCAATGTAACTATAAACGTTGATTTGATTATTTCTTTTATGTTATCCATAACTACTGGAAATAGTAGATTATAATACAATTATTGTCAAGGTAATTTTATCATCACACCCGTCTGTAAATTTGGGACGGATTGTGGTTTGTCGGTTCCCGGTCTTGGTACTGGATTTTGAGAGGGCTGTGGACCAGCTAAATTAAGTTTTCCCAACTCTGTTCCGATATCTTTTAACATATCCAAAGTCTGTTTTGTGTGTTTAAAAATTTCTATTAATTTTTCTTTTTGTTCTTTCTTTAAAGTTGGATTTCCTGCTAATGCTGTTGACATTTTATTTGCAGCAGTCAAAATAAAAACAAATCCATCAGCAAGATCAGTTGTTACTGTTTGCATGGGCCAAGGAAAGGATATCGGAGCATCTGGTGGTGGTTCTGTTACATCACCGATGCTTCCGCCTTGCTGATAAGGGAAAGCATAATTTCCTGATTGAGTTACAGGTGCAAAGTCCTTTCTTGGTGCTTGGCTATATGCGGGATAATTGCCTCCACCACCATCGTAGATTTCTTCAATTATCTTATTAAAGTCCATTTACTTTACATTTCCAATCTTAACTAAATTGTTACAACGTGAACAAACCCAACGACATTCTTTTACAATTTCTTTTGTTTTTGGGTTTTGAACTTGGTTTATTTTACCTTGTACGTTCGCACCACAGAATGTGCATCCTATTTGTACGTTGCTTACATTTTGATATTGTGGATTATTATTCATAATATATACTTACTTATTTTCAGATGGTTTCCAAGTTTCCTTGTGATTGTTTTCCTTATGATGTTGAGCTTTATTGGCTTCTTCTTGCTGAACAGCAAGCTGTAATTCTTTAAATTTATGAGTGATAAACTTACAAAGCTCGGAACGAACGATGTCATCCTCACCTAATTCCATACAGAAAATACCTTGTGCTCTTGATTCTTCATTATCAAACATTTCAAAAACTCTATTGAATCCAGATTTACCCAAAGGAAGATCTGACTGTTCTGGATCACCACAAAGGAAAACTTTTGAGAATTCACCAATACGGCTCATGAGAGTGTGAATTTCTCTGCGTGAGAAGTTCTGAACTTCATCAGCACAAACAAACTTTGCAGAGAAATGAAGACCTCTTGCGAAGTTAATTGGACAAATTGTTAACCGATTATCCTTTTGAAGTCTGTCCAATTGAGCCTTGCAAAGAAGTTCTTCAAACTTGTCATGGAATGGTGTGAGATAAACAGCGATCTTTTCATCTAATGTTCCCGGCAAAAAGCCAAGTTTTGAATCAGATGATTCAACTGCTGATCTTACAAGAACCATATCGGAAATTCTCTTTCTATTAAGAAGAGTCAATCCACAATACATTGCAAGGGTTGTTTTTGATGTACCTGCTGGACCTTTGAGTAAAAGAACTTTGGTTTCTTTATCTAAGAATTGTGCAATGATTCTTTTTTGATTTTCTGTCCAAGGAAGTTCTTTAATTGTTAAATCAAATGATATTTTATCTCTTTGAAAAACATATGGAGAATTATCTTCTTGTTTACCAGCTTCGCACGGTGTTGACGTTTCGTGGTTTATTCTGCCAGATTGTTTTCTGTCAGAACCCTTTTTGGGGCGCATTTTTTTGCTCATAAAATATTATTTAGTACCCAATCCTTGTAACTGTCCACCCTGTAATTGGGGATTTTGATAAGAAGAAGATGGTTGTTGATTACTTGCTGTATTTTGTTGTACACCTTGTTTTTGTTGATTGTCTTGTGTTTTTGGTACAGGCTGTTGCGTTGGCGTTGTTTGTTGCGGAACAATTTTAGCAGTTTTAAAAGCATCATCTATTATTTTTTTCTGTTCAGAAGGTAAATTCTCATAATTTATTGGATGATTTTTATCAGCCATTGCACTGAAAATACTAACAGGATCTTTTGCGTCATATGTTAATTTACGAATTGCTTCTTTTGCTTCTTCTGCCTGTGGTTTTTTTAAATTATTTACATCGGTTGTATAATTCAGACTAGGATCACCAATAGCTTCTTTATATATTTCGTTAAATTTGCTCATGTTTTTATATTATTAGTTATTACCAATCTTTGCAAGCTTGATATTGTGGTGTGCCGGGTTTGGCATGAGCACAGTTATGTCTTGCTCTAAATGATTTCTTACGTTTTGTATTTCCAGATTTACCAGTTACACGGACACCAGCTTGTCCCCAATGAATTCTTTTATATCCTTTTCCTTTTGGATTTTTAACACATTTCATCCATTTTTTACCTTTTCTTGTGGAGTGTGCTTTTTTTGTGGGTCCAGTACAACGACTTGCTTCGTTAAGAAGGCTTTCTACTAATACGTCAAATCTCATATTATTACTTATCTGCATAAATACCTAAAACAATTTTTATAAAAGTGGTAAAAGTAAAGATAAATATAGTTATATGTCTACTTTAACAATCGCATCACCCGGAGTTCAAATTAATGAAGTCGATCAAAGCCTGATAGCTAGACCTATCGGAGCAACTGATGTTCTCGCCATTGGATTTGCGGATCAAGGTCCAACAAATGAATTTGTTGATATTTCAAGTGTTAGTGAATATGAAAATGTTTTCGGAACACCAACAAATGCAGCTGAAAGATATCTTTATTATACAGCAAGTCAAATTCTTAAATCTTCACCGGCAAATCTTAAAATTGTAAGATTGCCATATGGTGCAAATACTGGTGATTCTCCTGTTAATTCATATAGTGTTCTTGCATATCCAATCGCCACAGGTGATGGTTTAGGATACGGTGAAACTGTTGGTTCAACACAGAACGGTAACACATACGAGCTTGGTGAACCGGTTTCACTCGTTCTTAGTGATGATGAATATTTCCAACTTTTACAAAATGATGTACAGTGGAACGATACTCCGGGTCAACCAGTAACTGATTTTAACTCAATTGGTAATGCAGGTCTTGTAGTTGTTAATAAATCAAAATCTACAATTAACAGTTTTTTTGAAGGTTATTATATTGCAATAGCCGATAATAGTAATTACAATCCATCAACCACATATGATGTGGTTAGTGCTATTAATACAGTTACTGGTATAAATGATGATTATATTACACAAACACCTTTAACAATACCAGAATCTCGTCTTAATTTTAAGTTAACACAAACTGCCAATAATCCAGCAGGTGTTAGTATTTCAAAGGCGATTGAACAATATCCACTTGGCTATGATTTTTCATCTTCAGCATTTAATGATAGCTTAGTTGTTGTTCTCTTTAGTTTAAAAGCATCACAGTATAGCCAAAATACAATTACTTTAAATTATAATTTAATTGAAGGTCACGTTGGATCACTCTTTTATAAGAGAACACAAAATAACGCTCAAGGCGGCACTGCAAAATCTTTCTTCTTAGATACAACCGTAAATGAAAATTCAAAAAACTTATTAGTTTTAACAAATCCTAATATATCAACATCTGGTGGATGGTTAGCTAATGATGGTACTGTTACTAAAACAGTAAGAATAGATCCTAACTACAAACAAGCATATGCAAATGGTGTTTATACTTCTTATACTGATTTGGTTGTAAAAGATTGTGGTCAAATTAAAGATAAGTTGGATGTTGTATTAGCAAAACTTGATAATGCAAATGAAAGTTTAAATGTAGACGTTATTGTTGATGCAGGTCTTTCAACAATAAATGCAGCTGCATATTATCGTCAGCTTGTTGGTCAGGATACAACACTACCTTATATTTATGATGAATATTTTAATGTAAGCTTGGATGGTTTACTTGGAACAACACCCGATCAACCTCCTACCGGTAATACATATAGTTATTGGTATGATATTACAAATTCATTTACCACTTTTGCATCAGAAACCAAAAAAGATCATCTCTTTATATCTGATCCATTAAGACATATTTTTGTGCAAGGTGAAAGTGCAAAAACCGCTTCAAATAAAGGTTTTGTATTTACCGATCAATTATGGTGGCCTTTAAAGAATCTTTATAGTGAAGTTAACACAAGTTATGTGACAACATATGCTAATTGGATTAAAACATACGACAAATATTCAGATAAGCAGGTTTGGATTCCATCTTCAGGGTATGCTGCTGCTGTAATTGCACAAACATCACAACAGGCTTTCCCTTGGATTGCACCAGCTGGTTTTAACAGAGGTAAACTTACTAACGTAACAGACATTGCTCTTAATCCAAATCAAAAGCAAAGAGATCTGTTGTATAAGATAAACATTAATCCAATTGCATTCTTCTCAAGCGATGGATTTGTAATTTACGGTCAAAAGACTCTTCTCAAGCAGCCTTCTGCATTTGATAGAATTAATGTTCGTAGACTCTTCCTTACACTCGAAAAAGAAACACAAGCACTTCTCAAGTATTTCGTGTTTGAACCCAATACGTTTGCTACAAGAAACAGACTCAAGGGTGCATTGGTTCCAATGTTCGATCAAGCAAAATTAAATGATGGTCTTTATGATTATCTTTTAGTTTGTGATGAATCAAACAATACACCAGATGTAATCGATAATAATGAACTCAGAATTTCGATTTACATTCAACCAGTAAGAGCCGCTGAATTCATCTTGGCTGACTTCATTGCAACAAGAACAGGAATTAATTTTTCTGAATTAGTTGGTTAATCTTAAAGATAAATATTAATATAACATTATGGCTGGACTATTCGACACACAAGGTATAGAAAACTTCTACGATGCTGCTATCACAAACGATTTTGCCCGTCAAAATCTTTTCAGAGTTATCAGTCTCGGAGGTGTTAAATTCACAACACAAGAATTACTCTATGTAACATCAACAACATTGCCCGGAAGAGCAATTACAAACGTAACAGTTCCATTTATGGGTCTTACGTTCAACGTTCCCGGTACAGCTAACTATCCCAATAGTGGCGGTTGGCAGATTACATTCCGTGTTCCATCAAACCTTTCTGTTCGTAGAAAGTTTGAAGATTGGACAAATACTGTTTTCAATGATTCAAACAGTACTGGTGCTTATAATATCCCAAGTAAAGATGCATCAAATCAAGTTGTTTTATCACTTCTTGACAAGAACGGTACACCAATCAGAACATATACACTTTTTGGTGCATACTGCCAAAACGTAGGTGATTTAACCGTCAATCTTACAAGTGCTGGTGAAGTTCTTGAACAAACTGCAACTCTTGCATATCAATACTGGAGATTAGCGAGATAATTGAACAAGAAGAATAAGTATTCTTGTGTCAGCATTTAGCGATAAAAGCCCTTATTCTTATTATTTAGACTTACTAGGCCAATGGCCTACAAACATTGCTCTTGTAAGTCAATGGTTGGTATATTTTGATTTTACGCCTATTATTGGTAATGATGCTTTAATGGGTAATATTCAAAGTAATTTGAATAGCAAAGAACCTGAATCTGAATGGGGATATAATTCAAATGTTACATCTTATTTATTAGATGGTAAACTCCAAACATCAACTGATAATATGATGGGTTGTGTGTTTGCACGACAGGTCGATTTACCGGCAGAAAACATAATAGCAGGTAATGAAGGTCTTTCTTATGGCGGTTATTTGCCACCAGCAACATCATCAAATAGAGCTAAATATGAACCTCTAGGCATTACAATGCTTGAAACAAATGCATCATTTCTTGATTTTATCATAAGACCTTGGGTATTATCAGTTGGTTATTATGGTTTAATTGCAAGAAAACCAAATACTAGAAAATATGTAAAATGTAGATATATTGATGTTGTCATGTTTTCAAAAGCGGGTGCCAATATACCAATGCAAGTGAGAAAAATTTATCGTTTTTATAATGCAGCACCTATTAATATACCTAGTGAAACATATTCTTATGCTGAAGAAAGTTTAAGATATAGTAATGTTAAATTTGTTTATGATAGCTATGCGGTTTCTGATGGTAATAGTGGAAATCTTATAGCATTACCATAAGATATTAAGTGAGTTTTTTTAATTATACATTAGATTTACCTTATACTAAAATAAAAATAAAATATAGGGAAATCAATACGAAGGAACAAATATATTTGGCAAAAGCCAATTTAAGTTTCCCAAATACAAAAGAATCTTATATTGATTACAACAATTTTTTGTTAAGTTTATTAACAAATTGTATTGATAATTTTGAAGATTTTAAAAAAATCAATATTGTTGAATATGTTTTGTTTTTGACAAAATTACGAATAATAAGTGTTGGTAACACGATGGAGTTCGTAATGGAAAATGATTCTAAAGTAAAAACAAAAATAAAAATTAATTTAAATTCTTATCTATTAAAACTTTATGAAGCTTCAAATTTTTTTGAAAATGATGAAAATATTATTAAAAATGAAAATATAGAAGTAAAATTAAAT